ATGTTCAATAAATTTTTTTTTGACCTTCCTAAAACCTTTTTCTTCACTGCCTATTCCTTGATCTGCGGCTTCGCGTATTTATGTGGATATTGGTATAACTTCAAAATAGACTTGCAAATCGTTTTTAGCTTATTATCGCCTTTGGATATAATAAAATCATTTATTATACCGTTAATATCAGCCATAGGGATTATAATAGCTCAATTACTAATGAACTATATTGCAACTTATGAAAGCCCAAACTATAAAAAATTAATCAAAAATTTTAATGACACATGTGGGATATATGGGCCACCCGCCAAAGAAAATAAATTATTAAAAGCTATATTCTCTCAGTATTTTATTGCATCCATTTTCATTGTGAGCTCAGGGGGTTACGTTATCTACAAGTTTTTTTCATCTGATGATAGAACTTATTTTATTGGCTTCGTGATTGGATCAGCTTGCTTTATGGCAATGCTTGCAATTTTTACTATATATGATGAGTTTGGTTTCAAAAAAATAGAGAGGTATTTGCTTATAGTATTCAGTATTTGCATGCTACCATCAATAGTTTACTTTATCGGTGCAACCTCTGGCAAAAATGCTATTAAAGATGAGAAAGCACTAGTCATGTTGGACAACGCAGCATGCAGCAGTGACCCTAAGGAAAAATATGTTTTACTATCTTTATATGGCTCGAAAGGAATTAGCATATCTTTAAAAGACAATTCCATCTGCTTATTTGAAGCGGAAAAAAGCAGCTTCAAGAGTCTTACCCCTATACATCCTGCTTCTTAAAATAATAGGCTCAGAAAATTTCATATTGAGACTGAGCCTTAAGAAAATTTAAAGCACAACGCCAAGGTTCACCTATATCATGTAATCGCATTGTATATGTATGCATTCATAGCAAATGCTATCTCCTTTTTTCAGCTATGCCACTGTTCATTTTTGACAGATTAGCCGCGCCAGAGCTGGGTTTCTGCGCCCTCACTTCACGGATAGAAAGCGGCACAAGCGATCCCTGACCTCCACGGAAAATAAATTTTTCTCTTATTTTTCTGTGAGTTATACGATTACACCGAAACTCCGCAGATCCTTTTTACTGAAAAAAAGTGAAATTCTTTTCAACCTTTTCAGTTTCGCTTTCATCGCAGAGCCCCAGCGCTGGCGCGGTCTGGCGGTATCATTTGTAAAAAAACAAAACTGAAAAATTTTTGCGATCCAAAACTTGCAGGCGGGTGCGGTGTAGTGCCGTTTTTGTCTGCGAACGTTTTATTTTGTGGGGCTGTGGCTGCGTCAGCGCAACGTGGCGGGCGGGATCTGTTTCAGGGATGGCGGTGCGCGGTTAACGCGATGCGGGCGCTGTGGTGCGTTCTGGATGGGTTAATGACAGGCATAAAAAAGCCCGCGCACTGGCGGGCATGTTGTCGGGTCAGGCAATGATGTTTTCATACCGGCTGCGGGTCTGTGTCGCCTGCGCCGCCGTCTGGCTGAACGCGGCGGCAGTATTCGGCCCGCCGGTGCCGGGGTGTGAATGGCTGGCGCACTGGCTGGCCAGCTGTGCCAGCAGGTCTATGGTATCCAGCATCATTTGCAGCGTGTTAACGCTTTCGCTGCCGATGTGTACCGTTGGGCCCATAATTTGCTGACCGCCCGCCGCGACGCTTTTACGCAGCTGCGCGATTTTCTCGGTCAGCCCGCCATCGGTCTGCGTCTCAATGCCGCCCTTCGCGTGCGTTTTCTGGTGGCCGTCAATTTCAGCTTCGGCATCGCCTTCCACGCGGGCCAGAAATTTGCCGCTGGCTGCGATGGCGTAATCGCCGGTGGCCACATGCTGAACGGCACCGGCCAGCAGGCTGACCGTTCCCAGTACCGTGGTTTTATCCGTGGCTTTTACCGTGGTTTCACGGCTGACCAGCTCGCGGCGCTCCCGGTCTGCGGTCACTTCGCGGCTCATGGATGTTTCGCTGATGGTCTGGTCAGTCTTGCGCACCCAGTCACCGGCCTGCGTGACGCGTTGTGACACTTCTTCCCGCTGCTGTTGCAGCTGCTCTCCGGGCTTCACGTCCGGCAGGCTTGTGCCATCCGGTACGGTCTGGCGTACAAACGGCTTATCCGCACGCCCGCCGGTAAAGCCCACTTCAACCAGCGTGCCTTCCGGCGGAAACTGGAACATTCCCGAATCATTACCGGCCATCGGCACCGGCAGCGGCACGGCGGAATAAACCGGCGTGTTACCGTCCGGCTTACCGTCTGCATCAAGCAGCTGCACGTCAACGGCGTAACGCGGGCGGAACGGATCAGAAAAATTCCCGCTGCTCACCGGCTCGCTGTGCGCCACCACCCGCGCAAATTTCGGCAGATGCAGCCCGGAGGCCAGCTCTGGATAATGCGCCTCTATCTGGCGCTGAATCGGGGTTTTCTGTAACGGCCTGCCGGTTGCCTTGTCGCGTGGCGTCCACGTGATGGTCATGTTGTCACCGGACAGGTTTATTTTCGTCACCCGCTGTCCGTTCACCTCCACACCGGGGCGCAGGGTCTGCACCAGAGGGATGGTCATGCTGTTGCCACCGGCAGCGCCCTGGTTAAAGTCTGCCGGAATATCAACGGGCCGCCCGGCAAACAGCGCCTTTTCCGCGCCGCCCAGATAAAGAGAACCATCCGGCAGCTGATACCAGACGTAATCATTCACACCAAACGCGCGGCCCAGATTATCCAGCAGCTGGAACCCGCTGCCGGAATGGGTGAAGTGCGGGATCGGCCTGTCGCTGTAGGCCGCATCCGGCACCGTGACCGTGATGCCGCTGTGCTCTGTCAGCCAGCCGGCGATTTCTTTCAGCGTGGGATGCTGGAACGAACAGGGCCAGCTGCGTTCGAACACACCGACCAGTTCACGCACAAAAAGTCGCTGGAAGCCTTTTTCGGCGGGCTGTGAGCGCTCCACATAGCCGGTAAACCAGCGCAGCAATAAATCGCTGTAACCCACGTCAAGCCGCACCAGTTTTCCGGTGTAGTCCGTGTCAGTTTCCGCTGTGATAAACCCCCGCCCGCAGCTGTTCAGCTCAAGCGTCATATTCACATCAACAAGATGTACCTCATCCGTGGACAGGTACAGACGTTTAACCGGCTTCATGCTTACCCCAGCGCATCATTAACAGGTTTAAGTATCTTGCGTTCAAACCATGACAGCGTTTCTGCGTCCTCACCGGCACTGGTCTGGCTGGCTGCGCCGCCACCGGCCCCGGCTTTCTGTGTTTTGCTGGCCGTTCTGGACGTCGCCCGCGCTTCGCGTTTTTCCTGCACGCTCAGATGTTCTGTCAGTGTGAACGTGACCAGCCAGCTCATGCGGCCATCCTGCGGCGGCGCGTCCACCGTGCCGGTAAACGTGGCTTCACGCAGGTTAACGGCGCGCGCCACCTCGTTGGCCACGCGGTAAACCTGCCGTTTGCCGCCTGCATCCGTGGCGTTCGCCAGGGCAAAAATGCGTGACAGCGTGCTGATTTGCTTAAACGGCACTTCACCCACCACGCGCAGCTCTTTGCCTTTGGCCCCCTGCTCGGCTTTTGTGGTGGCGCTGGTCTGGCCGCTCTGGTCTTTGTCCTGGAATTGCTGGCTTATCGTTACGCGCATATTTTTAAGCGGTATCGCTTCGCCATTAAGCGCCAGCATGATTGTCGAGGTCATGGATCATTCCCTTAATTCCGTCGAGATTCTCACCGGCCAGCATGATGGCCGCGCTGTGTACGGCAGACGGCTGCGGGATGCCCTGCATCAGCGCCCGCGTCAGTGTCGCCGCGTCGCCCTTCGCCGTGAAAACCCAGGCGCGGGCGCTTTTGCCGGTTAACTGGTTCAGCCCGTCAGCCAGCTGTGAAAGCAGCCCGGCGCGCTCGGCGGCGAACCCGGCAAGCGCAGCTTTCATTCCGGCCATATCAATACCGGCACTCGCCTGCGCCTGGGCGCTGGCCACCGCTCTGGCATTCATTACCGCCCGGATTGTTGGCACAGAAAGCGGCAGCGCAGCGGGCAAGACGCCACTGCTGCGGGCAGGCAACTGCATCCGTACCGTGGCAAGCTCCGCCGCAGAACGTGCCAGACGGCTCACCTGCGTAAACGCGGGAGCCGGGAAAACCGCCGTCAGCTCATCAAGACGCTTTATAAAATCATCCTGCGTCTGGCCGGTAACGAGAAAAATCACCACATCCCGCATATCCGCCACGCTCGCCAGCCTTCCGGCCAGATACGCCACGGCGTTGGCCGGGCTCAGATAAGCGCCGTTTTCCGTCTGCTGGCCAATCCCGTAAATCCACGGATGCGCAGGAACGATGGCGCAGTCCAGCGCAGAAAACGCATCAGAAAACGCCAGCTTTGCTTCACGCCACATCGCCAGGCATCTCCGGCCATGCGATATCCGGCGCGGTAGTGGTATCAACCCGGTTCAACAGGACACGATATTTTTTCCATGCGGCCAGTTGCGCCACCTCACCCTCTGAGGCCATTTCCAGTTCAACTGCATCCTGCAGCGGGGCAATGGCTTGCGTCGCTTCCTGCAACAAACTCTGTTTTTTGGCTTCAGCCAGTCCAACATGATCCACTGGCGCAGGGATAATTTTACTTCCATCAAACATCCAGTTCCCGTCGATGTTGAAACCGTCCGGCACAGATTCTTTTGACACCTCAGCCACAGCCATATTCACTGGCCACAACGCGGAAACGTCATAATCTGCCGTGCGGATAATGCCGTCATCCGTAAACGCAATCTTTAGTCTGTCCGCGCTGAATTTCTCCTGACTCGCATACCAGTCGTTACCATCTTCATCCTTCAGATAAAGGATGTTTTCAGCCTCTTTAATCTCAGGCTCATAAAATGAAAGTTTTTTTAATTGCATCATTACCCCGAAATAGTTCGCCATGCGCCGTTGATATTGATTTGAATCGGCTTGTATTGAATGGTGTCATCTACAGGTGCATCACCTTCGACATACCAGCCGGTAAACGCACACCCGCCCGGAACGTAGTTCCAGCCATTTCGCTTCAGGACAATAGTGCCTGGACTCCCCTGCCGAACATCGATCACCGCAGCCGTTTTTAATGAATAACGCGCATCAAAGTTGCCGTAATCAGACGGAACAAATTGCCCGGATCCCGTGATGCCGCCACTTACAGACAACCCATGACCTATCAAAACCCTGCCGGTTGAAAGGCTAACCGTGAAAGAGCGCAGCGAGTTATAGCTACCGTACTGGTCGCCTGAGTTGGTCAGCATCAAATAAAGATTGTCGCCATCGTTTCGCCAGAACGTGCCGTAATTGCCGTAAACAATGCGCATACTGTTTGCTGAAAGTGACTGAATCTCACCTCTTGCTCTTACAAACCCAGATACTGCTCCACCACCCAGCGGAAAATATCGGGCATCAAAATTTGCGTAAGAAGCGGGGGAAAATTGCCCGTCTTTGTTAAATGTGAATATTTTTCCTGCCGGGTCATCGGCAGAAATATATTGAAGCTGGAAACTACCCGCTTTAACTATCGTTCCTAATGACCACGTTCCTTTCCCTTGTGCATATCTCTGCTTAATGACCGGAAAGAATTTTGATTCGGATGCGTCATTGATTAACTGGAAAAATGGCGCTAATACCCCGTCATTATTCTGTGAAGCATATGACCCCGCGCCAGCGTCAGCGTCACCGGTGATAGCTCCGGACATTGTGCCGCCAGCCAGCGGCAATGCCTTTTTTGAAAGCGCTATCGCATTATCATTCACCGCTTTTATGGCCTTTGACGTCGCTGCCTCGCTTTCTGACTCGCTGTTGGTGGCGCTACTCAGCTGAACAATGCCTTTTTGCATCGTTGACGCATCCTGGGCGGTATACTTCCCCTTAGCCAGCTCATACGTTTTTTTAACGGCAAGCGGCGTTGCGGCCTGACTTTCAGAATCACTATCCGTTGCGCTACTTAGCTGTACGAATCCTTTATCGCTGGTTGTTGCATCCGGGTGATTACGTGATTTTTCATGCTCTTTTAATGCCTGATCACTCAGACTACCTTTGGGGCGTAAATCCGTTATTTTCCCGCTGGCATCAATACTGGCCAGCGCAAACACGTAATGCTGCACGCCGTTCTGCACGTAATCGGCAAGATTTGCCGCCACGGTCACTTTGCTTTTTACCTGCCAGCTACTGACCAGCGAACCTTCCCAGCTCACATCCAGCCAGACTTTGACCGGCTTTGTGGTCACAGTAATATTCTGACTTGCAGCCAGCTGCGCGCGCAGCCCCTGCACATAACCGGTGCCAGGCGTCACGAAATACTGCGTGCCGGTTTTGCCTACCAGCCAGCCATCCCCCAGAAACGCCGCCGCGCCGAACACGTCGATGTTTTCCAGGCGCTGGCGTTCGTCCATCCCGGCCAGGCGCGCGGTAAAATCAATCTGCCAGGTTTCCGCCGGGGTGTTAATGCCCGTTTCGGCCTGCGCGCCGTTGTACTCCATCAGAAAAGAGCGCGTGAGCACGTTGCCCTGCTGGCCCGCCTTCGTTTTCAGCTTCTGCTGCACCGGCGCATGAACAATCATTGCCAGCGTGCCGCTGGCCTTGTTCATCAGGCCAATCCAGTTAAACGAGAAATCGCCCACATCCGCGCCCAGTACCACGGAATGCACCACGGCATTTTCATTCACCACCCCCTTGCGGCTGACCGCCTGGCGGTGAACAATCTGCGCCGCCGGTGGCAGCGTTTCACTGCGGCTGATCGGCGCATCAGGGTTAAGCCCCGGCACGTTTGCAAACACAAATTCATCCAGCAGGATGGCTTCACCCGTCACGCCCTGCTGCGCTTTCCACTGTTCAAAGGCCAGTGTGATTACTGTCTGTGACATAAAACTCCCTATAACGTCGCGCTGAATGTTGCGCCTGCGGCCCCGGTGCCATTCAGCTGCGCCGGATAAACCACGTATTCGCCCTGATCCCATCCGGCCCGGATGGCCAGACTTTCCGATGTAATAACTTCAAACTGATAACGGCGGCAGGTGCGCCCGTACTGGCGGATAATCTGGATCATCAGTTGCGTGTTATCCGCAATCTGGCTATCCGTGACACGTACCAGAATCACATCCCAGTCAATGCCCGGCTGGCGCTCCTGTAGCTCCACATAACCGATGCCGAGTCGCTCAAAAATATTAATAAATCCCTCAACCGAACCGGCATCGCGGGCATTCACGAAGGCATACGCCACGCGCCTGCGAAACAGCGCCAGCGGCTCGCCATCAAAGCGCGTCACGTCGCGGTCATAAGCCAGCAGGTTTAACAGCGGTTCGGCGCAGGTCAGCGGATCAAACTGGCTCACAGGCCATGTCACCCACCCATAAACCAGCGTCCAGAATCGCCGCGCAGCACGCAGCAGCGTGGCGGGTTCGCCCTCGCTCATCCAGAAAGGCAGGCGCAGCCCGGCCAGTTTTTTCATAAAGTCAGGCATTCATAAGCCTCACGGTCAGCGTATCGAGGCGCGGCACGCTCAGCCCGCTGACGATATCGGTCAGTGAAAAGGCCAGCGAATCAATCGCGGCAAACTGGCGATGCAGCTCGCGCCCCAGATTGGAAAACGAGAAGCGCGAAAAGGGCCATGTCTTCTTCACGTCAAACTCATTGTTCTCACGAAAGGCGCACCGGATCAGGTTCTCGGCCCCGGCGCGCAGCGCGCTCTGTTCTTCGTCGGTCAGGTTGGCCAGATTTCTGACATACAGCGTTACCGCCAGGGTGTGCCGGGTTTCCGGCATGGCAAAACACTGCATATCGTCGCCGTGGCCATGATGGCCCTGCGTGGTGATGTAGTCGTTGACCGCCTCGATAAACGGATCGGACGTGACGCCCGTATCCAGCAACAAATAAGCGTTCGCCGTTCCCGGCCCGCGTGGTGCCTCATGCTCAAAGAAAATACGGTCAATACTCAGCCCGGCCACGCTGGCAATCATGGAGCGGTAAACCGCATCCGTGTGATAGTTGCCCACCAGGTTAAACTGGTTGCGGCAGCGTTCGCGCAGCTCGTCGTCGCTTTCCTCATCAGCACCCGGCACCGTCAGCCAGTCGGTTTCGTTCACGGCATGGCTGATGCCATCCACCGCCACCGGCAGGATGCGGTAATACCCCGGCGCCAGGTTAAACGCGCCGCCGGTGGCCGTGGCCTGTACCGGGATCAGCGCGCTGGCCACACCGGCCGCCAGGGTAAAATCTGCCGTGGTGGCCAGCTCGTACACGGTGCCGTTAATCCTTTCCGTCTGGATAAGCGTACCCGCCTTGACCGTCACCACGGCCCCGGCGTCAGCCTTGTAAAATCGGATCACGCCCTGCGCCGCCGTGGCGGGTTTTGCCGTGACGTTCACCGCCCACGCCAGCAGGCGCAGCATCTGCCCGGATGCCGTGGCCACAAACATATTGGCCAGCACCGTGCCGACCAGCACATCCTTAAGCCACAGCACCGGCGTGGTCACAATCGCGGTGATAAGCCGCCAGAACGGTGACATGCTCGATGTGTTCGTGATAAGCCCTTCTTCCTGCACTATCCCGTTGAAGCGCTCGCGCAGCGCTTCTTTTGTGACGGGCATTCCGCTGGCTTTCACCACTTCTTCAAAATCCACCTGCGGTTTTTCGGTCATAAGTCAGCCCTCACGGATACCGGCCCGAAATCCCATGTACCGGCAGTGATCCACAGCCGCGTCTGGTTTTCCTCGTTAACCAGCACCGTGCCAGGCTCAATACGCTCATCGCTTTCTATCAGCAGCTCAAGGCGGGTGAGGATATCGGCGCGCAATGTGGGGCTGCGCTCCGCAACCAGTTCCGTGGCCAGCCCGCTTTCAAGAATGGCGTGAACAATGTCCTGCCCGATGCTCTGGCTGTTATTACACAGCACCGGCTCATTACCGGGATTAAGGGTAAAATTGCGCCCCTCAATTAATAAATCGATATATAAATCACTCATCAGCCCAGTTCCTGCCATTCCATTAATTGCCCCGGCGAAAGCGTTTCTTTCGGATAAATATTTACCGTGTTAATTTTCCGGCTGTTATCCGTCACCGTTCTGCCGTTGTTATTTATCGTTTTGCTGATGCCGCCTTTATCCAGATTTTTAACCTGCCCGCCGGTTGAAAGCGTATTAGCCGTTAACGGTGCCGCATCGGTTTTCACCGGTGCCGCAGCAGCTCCCGAATAAATAAATGCGCTGTTTTTAGGCACCGCACCGGCACCGGCACCGGTTAAAGCGTCCACCTGTTTAATTTCAGCGGTTACAGGAATATTCACGCCGGGAATGTTATTCAGCTTGTCAACAATCCACTTCCACGCTTTGGAAAAGCTCTCTGTAATCGTTGACCAGATATTGCTGAACACATTCACGATACCGCTGGCCATGTCAGCCAGCGCCGCCGCAGGCGAGAAACCGCTTAACAGTTTTGTGAACGCCTCCCATCCCTCAGCAATAAACTGCCAGGCTTTCCCGAACATATCCGCCACCCATTTAACGGCAGCAACCACCGTCTGAAAGGCTGCGGTGTCCATTACCGCCGCTTTGATGGCATCCCAGTGTTTGACCAGTAACCAGCAGCCCGCGACCAGCAGCGCGATGGCGCCGATAATGAGTAATACCGGCCAGCTCATGAAGTTAATACCCACACCGGCCAGCACCGCCGCAATGCGCACGGCCAGCAGTACGCCGCGCAGTACGCCAAGCGTGGCATTCAACGCCACAATCGCACCCCTGGCGAGCCACACTGCCCCGGTAAACAGGCGAACCGGCAGCGTGACGGCATACCACAGCGCCTTTAATCCCGTCAGAATGAACGAGGACAGGCCCAGAATGATGTTTGCCGAGGCGCCCGCCGCCGCAAATCCCAGAATGGCCAGCGCGGCATAGCCCACCACGCGCGCTATGTTGGGGAAAATCTGCATCCAGCGCGCAAAGGTCTGCCCCATATCCGCCAGGCGGTTCAGCACCGGATAGAGCACCGGCACAAGGGTTAACCCGATAACGGTCTGAATGGCCTTAAGGATTTGCACAAAGCGATCCCAGGGCTTAACCATTTTCGCAGCCATTTCCTGCGTGCGTTTGAGCCCGTCCGCGCCGCCCAGCTCGTTAATATTGCGCTGTAACAGCGCCACATTGCCGTAAAGCTGCTTGATCACTGCCGAGCTGTCGCCGAACGCCTCATCAAGCTCCGCCTGGGCTTTCAGGTTCCCTTCCAGGCTTTTGCCGTATTTGCCCTGTAACTTCATCAGCATTTCCGGCATGGAAAGGATATTGCCCTGCATATCCGTAAAGGACAGACCCAGCTTTTTGGCACCGTCAATCGCGCCGGTCATAAAACCTTCATAGGCGCTGCTCGCCTCACTGCCCAGCGTGCGGTTAAGCTGGCCCAGCACGGCCAGCTGTTCATCAAGGCCAATGTTGAAGTTAGTACCGACGCCGCGCGCGCCTTCCATCAGGTCTTTGATGGCCCCCATTTCCACACCGAACGTCTGGCGCATGTACGCCATTTTCCCGGCCAGCTGTTCAGCAAACTGCACTTTACCGAGGCGCTCCGCATCACTGCGAAAGTTGGCAAACATCTGCCCCATAAATTCTGCGGTTTCCGCAGACGTGGCTTTCAGGGCAAACGCCAGCGTGTTAGCGACTTTCGTCACCTGCGGCAGATCCGTGCTGGTCAGCCCGTCAATCGCGCCGCTGATTTCAGCGGTGGAGTTGACAAACTCCACGGCGCTGGCCCCGTAGGTCATGGAAAAACGCATCGCATCACGCTGCACGGTTTTCAGTGCCGTACTGTCCACACCGCGCGCCGAGGCTTCGTTAAGGGTGTCGTACATTTCGATAGCCGGACTCAGCGCCCCTTTCACCGTTTCCGCCACACCCCACATGGCCAGCGCACCGCCGCCGATACGCTTAAAAGCCTCTTTTGATTTATCAGCAAAGCCCGTGACAGAATTCTGCGCCTGCTTTAACGGGCGCGTTAATTTGTCGATAAGGCTTAATGTAAAATCCAGCTGTTTCATTCAGAGCCTTTAAACGCGATGCCCACGCCATTGGCTACCGCCACGGACATATTTTCCCAGTAGCGGTTATCCAGCCAGATGGCGGCAGCAATATCATCAATATTATCCTGCCCGGTCGGCAGATAATGGCGGCGTAAAATTAAATACTGGTCGAGTCCATTATTTTCAATCGCCTGGACTCGCTTCGTTAGTTTTTTACTTCAATTTCCAGTTCAGGCGCGTACAGCTCGTTAATTTTCCCGACCAGTTGGAGGGCCGCGCCCGGACGCTTAATAATTTCGGCCAGCGCCTCTTTGCTTTCTGCCGCCACAATACGATTAAGATAGTTATTCGCCGGGGCAACTTTATTATCCATCGACATTTCGTTAATGAATTTGTTATAGGCGGTCTGGTTCGGCTCAAAAGTAATTTCAGTACCGGCCACGACAAGTTTAATTTTTTCCATTTAATAACGTCTCTCTTTGGTTAATTTCGTCAACAAGCTGGTTATGGCGTGCGACGCACTGCCCGTACAGCTCCAGATAAAGGGTTAATAATTCCGCCGCATCCCTGCCGGTTGTGCCGGTCAGGCGCGGCAGCTGTGCGCTGCATTTAGTTTTCAGGTTTTCCTGATAACGCACGTTCGGCACTGGCGGTGGCGTCGTTGTACATGCTGACAAACTCATCAGACAGACAGCGGCTGGTAAACACCGGCTTAACCAGCTCCGTGCGGATTTCACGCGGTGGTGCATTGCGTAAAGCCTCCAGTTTTTCTTCCAGCACCCGGCCCGAATTGCTGGCCGCGTCCTGCAACTGTTTGCCGGTGGCCGCTGCGGTGCGCTGGATGGCCAGGTCGATGCTGTCACGCTGCCAGCCTGCGGCCTTCCAGCCCCCGGCGAACGCCAGCACCAGGGCAACCATCACCGCCAGTGCGACCCGGCTCATCAGCGCACCCCGTTATGTTCAAGGCTGAAATGATTGCCGTCCGGGTTGGTTTTAAAACGCCCGCCCCAGCTGCCGCCCAGCGATTCCCAGTATTCGCCCAGCGGCAGATAATCTTCCGTGCGCGTGACGTATTTCCCGTTGATGAACAGGTTAAAATCCACGGCCAGGCGCTGGGTATGCAGGCTGTTGCTGATGCCGCTGCCCTTCTTCGCATTCAGCGCCGCCTGCTCAGGCGTGCGGTACGCTTCGCCAAAGGTCAGCCGATAGCCCTTTTCTTCGGCCCAGTGGATGAGACTGGCCACCATGACGGTGAACAACTGCTGCTTTTCGCTTAAGGTCACTTAATTGCCTCCCTTGCTGAATAAACCGCTGATACCCTTTTTACGCAGCCAGGCTTCCACACCGCTTAAGCCCAGGATACCCAGCGCCGAACCAAACCCAATCAGCGCCAGCGGGTGAATATCCGGCACCAGATAGAGCACCACGCCCGCCATCAGTGACAGCGCGCTGCCAACAATCACCCGGCCCGCCACCAGGCGAATCGTGATTGGCTCGTCACTGGTCAGCATCTTGCCGAGAGCGATAAGCCCGCCCATGATAAGCAGCGCCCAGAAGCCCTTTTCGTATTCCTGCATTCCCTTCCCTTACCCGATGAGGTTTTCAGTGGCTTCCGGTTCCAGATACGGAACGCCGTCAATGTTAATAAAACGCGGATCGGTGACCTGGTATTTCACCTTACGCGTGGACAGCGCGCCGCCCTTCGGATCGATGTCCAGAATGCTGCTCAGGTTCATCTTGCAGCCGAACGCCTCCACCTTTGATTCCTCATCGCCCGCTTTCGCGTAAAAGAGGTAATCCACCGGCGGGATGCCGCGCCAGGAGCCATAGCGCTGGGCCAGCCCCTTAAGCACGGCCAGCGCCTTGATGCTGAACTCAATTTCGCCTTCGGCAGACACATCGCCATCCACGAAACCATCCGGCACGCCGCGCGTCTGTACTGCCGTGGTGTTGTCGGTAATGTCGAGCGTGATTTTTTCGGCATGGACAAGCGTGCCGTCGATGTAAAAATCAAAAGACATACCGGAAATACGCTTACTCATGCGCTGGCCTCCAGACTCTGATCAAGCACCAGGCTAATCGAAATTTGCAGCGGCACTTCATACGTGCGTACCACGATGTAAATTTCCACCTGCTTTTTTGTTTTCCAGACGATGGACACGTCGCCATCCTGCGGCGGCTTTACTTCACCGGGAAACGTCACGCCGTTGATTTCAGCGGCCTTTGACATTTCGCGCAGCGGCTTCGCAAACAGCGACTGATGCGCCGCAATACTGCCCGGCGTGCTGTTCAGCGAGCGATCCGCAATCTTGCCGATGGCCAGCAGACGCACACGGCGGGCGGCCTTATCCGCGATACGCAGCGTTTCGATGGACTGATAATCACCGCCTTCCACGTCCAGCGTGCGCCCGTCTGCCCAGTAGATGCCGTCATAATCGGGATACCACATCGGCACGCTGTAGCGCTGCGCCTCCAGCGCGCGCAGTGTGGCCAGCTCCAGCACCGCGCCGGTGCCGTCCACCGGCATTTCATCGCTGCCGAGACTCAGCAGCGCGCCGGTTTTGGTGCGCGCCGGGCTGTCTGCCACCGTCACGGCACGGTTACACAGCCGCCCGGCCAGCACGCCCGGCTCGTTACCCCAGAGACGGGGAACCAGCTGCACCGCCTTTTCGGCAATTCCGGCCTGTAGCTCAGAAAGGCGCTTGAGGTAATCCGCCTGCCCTTCGTCGGGCTGCATCCCCTGCACCGCCAGGGCAAACCACACCCAGCGGCCATATTTTGCAATCAGCGTTGATCGCAGCGTGGCAGCCTGGTTAATCACGGCCTTGTCGGTCACATCATCCGAAAGCACCACGCCTTCCACGGAACACGACACCTGCGCGGCCAGCACCGCATTAACCCACGCATCCGCCCCGCTATCCTCAGCCAGCGGATGCACAAACGCCCACCAGTTCTGGCCTGCGTTCGCCTGTGCCGCCTTCAGGTCACGCTTAAGCGGGCTGTCAGCGGCACCCAGCAGCGCATCAAAATCCGTCTGCGCGGTAACGGCCAGCGTTTTGCCGGTATTGGTTTTGGCCGTGCCGGTAAACAACACCACGCGCTCCACCTCACTGGTTTCGCCCTGTAGCTGGTTTACCTGGTTCACGTCCACACTTGGCCAGGTCATTGTCTCCCCCTGATATCCTGCGCATTCACATCCCAGCCAAAGCCAATGGCTTGCAGCTGGCGCGCCAGCGCCTTATTAAATTCTTCGTCGCTCATGCCGAGAAAGGCACGCGCGGGAAGGTCGATTGTCCAGCTTGTTTTTGCTGCCCTGCCGGTCAGTTTGCGGATCAGCAAACCGGCCTGCGCATAAGGCATCGTTTCGGTAATCTCGCGGTAGCCAGGCTTTTTCATCCGCTTCCCACGCTTCACCTGATACCCCAGCGCCCGTAGCTTTTTGGCCTGGGCGATGGTGGCCATTTTTCCCGCCGTCGCCTCGCGTGGCTGCGCGCTGCGGTTGATGCGCATCTTCATGCCGTTCTGCTGGCTCCAGGCCACGGCACCGGCAGCAACCGGTGTTTTGCCGTTGCGGTAGCTGCCGCCCGCCAGGTAAACCCTCACCGCGTCGATTTCCGGCATTTCCCGGATATGCAGCAGCTTCGGCATGTTGCGCAGCATCTTTCCTTTGCGCTTCGTCTGGCGGCCCGGCCATGCCTGGCCATCCGGTGACTGCTGATTGCGCACGTTGCGTTTTGCCGCAGCGATCAGCCCGTATTTCGCAAGACGCCACAGCAGGCGCTGACGCTTTCGGGGCGGCAGCTCCAGACTGGCCAGCGCCCCGCGCAAATCAGCCAGCTGCTTTTTGTTCAGCTCTCCGCCGACAAACATCACGCATCCCCTATCGGTGCGCCGGTTTCATCCACCCCGTACACCTGGGCGCTTAATGCCGTCCAGATTTCCGGATCAACCAGTGACCAGCGCTCACCGCGAAAGGGAATTGCGCCTTTCTCATCCCTGCGGATCACCAGTTCTTCCACCAGTGGCACAGACAGCACCACCGTGGCGGTTTCCGCATCCTCCACCGTGACATCCCACTGCGGATCGGCATCGGTGATACCGACATGCTCCATCAGTTCGCTGCCGTATTCGTCCAGCCAGACTTCCAGCAGCGAAACCAGCAGCTGCGGCGGGCAGAGGCGATACGGGAAACGCTCCCAGCTCAGTAAGGCGTTGTAGCGGATCAGCGCCTGCCGGTACTGGTCAAGGCCCATATCTTTGGCCGCCGGCACCACCTGCATTTCATCAATCACGCTGTCAAAGCCCTGCCGGGCGCGCTCCGGGATGTTTTCACTGAAAAATTCAGTCAGTGATTCCAGCTGCGTTTTCATACTTTTTTCACCGTGGCCCGTTTAAGCCCCTTCATGCGCCGGATGGCCACCGAGGCTTCGGCCAGCAGTCCGGCGCGGGTTTCGTCACTTTCCTGCCCCGGATGGGTTTCACGTCGCCCGATGGTGGCAAACTCGCCCAGCAAATCCGCTTTGGCGCGGGCAAATACGGCTTTCGTGTACTGCGCGCACAGCCCGTTAATACCTGCCATCATCACGCCCGGCACATCCGCCGCCGACACATGGCCCTGCGCCCTGTACATGGCCTCCACGCTGACCAGCTCCGCATTGACTTCCATCACGGCGGCAATCAGCGCCTGCGCGATGGTGTCCGCCTCAATATCCGGCGGTAGTGCGCGCTGGGCCTGAAAATCTTTCAGGTTCAGATCCGGCCAGAAGCCGTTATTGGTCAGCGGTGCATCCTGGTATTCCAGCGGCCTGCCGTTAAACATGAATCCCCCGAATAAAAAAGCGGGCTGACCGGCGTCCACGGCGCATTACACGATGTGTTTTGCCCTCAGCCGCGCCCGCCTGGCTTGCGGTAGTCGTTACTTCGTCAGGCTGCGGATACGCGCGCCAATCTGCGCACGCATCGTTCCCACCCCGACGCGCTTATAAAGCTTTTCTGCTGACGCCAGCAGCGCATCGGCCTTTTCCAGCGTCTCCACATCATCCAGCGCCGTGGCGCGTGGCTGACCTTCGTCATCACGCAGCATCAGCAGCCCGGCGAACTTGAACCATTTAGCCGTGATTTGCTCATGCAGGCGCCAGCACTGCGTGACCTTCTCAAAGGTCTGCGAAAAATAGGGTTCGACACTTTCACCCGCTGCCGCCGTGGCTTCCGCCCAGCTCAGGACGGTATCCGCCACAAACGCCGGGAAATGGCTGCGGATGTTCTCAGGCGTCGGCTGCTGCTGTTCAATGGCGATATCTGCCCAGGCCAGCGCCTTTTCAAAATCGCCCGCATCAAACAGCCACACCACGCACCACGAAAAGACCGGGTTCGGGTAGACCTTGCCGCCTGCCAGATAGCTCTCAACGGTCGGCATCCAGCGCGGCAGCAGCACATCACGCTTATACGCTTCACGGTCTGCGATGGTCGGCAGGTTGCGCACGTGGGCAACGTCGTTACTCAGCGCCTGAATTTGCAAATGCAGGCTTTCAGCTCGCTCCACGGCCTCGCGGCGCAGCAGCTGCTGTTCCATCGCAATGCGCTGGCTGTGTCGCTGTGCGGGTGAAAGTGCCATCGGTTAGCCCTCCGCTGGCTCAGTGACCTGGCCGATGGTCACGGCGTTTTCGTCAATGGCCGCGTACAGCTCCGGCACTTCAACGGCGTAACCTTCGTTGCGCAGGTATTTGTTTTCAAACTGCTTGCGGTCATCAACAAACTCAGCCTTACGCTGGCGCGTGCCGCGCTGGGTGTAGATGTGCAGGTTACTCAGTGGTGTTACCACCATGCGCTTGCCAGGCATAAACGGCGGCACGATGGCCGGACGGCCCGCGATGGTACTGCCCAGCATCTGGGCGGCGATTTTCTCGCTGGGGCGGTCTGCGCTCTGGTACAGGCGGTACTGTTCAGCCGCCACCAGGTCAGCACCGACCAGCACCACCAGGCGCGGATCGTTGCGGTACTGCTGCGGAATTTTGGCGTTGATGAGGTCGGACGCCATCGCATCAAGCGAGCGGTAATCCCCTTTATCATCCAGCACCACGGCATCAGTGATAATCTGCTTACCGGCGTCAAAGCCTTTCATGCGCTCATGCCAGCCGATATTCACATCCTCGCCGTTCGGGTTTTTCTCCGGATCGGTTGTTTTTTCGACGCTTTTACCGTTAAAACCGATGCGCAGCATATCCAGCGCAAACGCCTGGTTAGAGAAGGTCTGAACGAGGTTGAAAAACTCGCTTTCCTCTTTACCGGCATTTGCCCAGACGGACAGTAAATCCCACTTAAGCGCAGCGCAGGAATCGGTTTCGACCAGCTTATAATCGTTGCCGTCCACACCGACGCTACGCATGAAGCGGCCGCCTTCCTTGCGCCCGGTATGCAGCGCAGAGGAACCCACGCTGACCACCTGGCCAGACAGCTGATCCACATCCGCACAGGTAATCATGTTGAGAAACTCCACCGCTTCCAGCAGTGCCAGGCGCAGCGCGGTTTCTTTCGGGTCAGTCAGCGAGAAATAACGGTCAGCCTGCTGGACGTTATAGCCCTGACAGAGTGCCGCCGAATATGCGCCAATGAGATCACGCGCACGTTGATTAAGTTGCATAATATTCCCTCGCGTTAACGCGATATAAATTAATTCCCGGTGACGGGAGTTAAGGCGAAATTAAAGGACGTTAAAACGCGGCTTCTTATCCTGCTGACCAAAATTACGCTTCGGCAGCGTCGTGATTTTTTCGTCCAGCTTGCCAAAATTCGCCAGAATGGTGCCGAGGTTATCACGCAGGCGCGCGAAATCTTCGGTATCCATGACTTCGGCCACCTTATCCATATCGCCGGACAATTCCTTCAACTGGGATTCAACCGTATCCATACGGCCTTCCAGTTCATTCACGGCATTAGCCAGCACATTAAGCTGATCGTCGCCTGATTGCGTTTCCGTTTCATCGCCCTCGGCAAAGTTTTTCGTTTTCGGTTTAAGACCAAAATAAGACTGCCAGTTCTTTTTCATTTCATTTTCCTGAATAAATTTACCGTCGCGGGTAATTACACATCCGTAATAACCCGCTTTATTGGCCTTGTGCCTGTTAAAGCGCAGCCGGGTGGTTCCCACGCTGGCCGGTCTGTCAGTCACCGCCAGCCCTTCCAGATAGGTACGGCCTGTATTGCGAAAATTGCCGTCTGGCGTCAGCTCAACAGAGAAATAGATAAGCTGGTCATAGCGGTTCGCTTCGAGCAGGTAAGCATTGGGGCGTATCTGGGCATAAAGCCGGTATAATCCGTCCTCCCCTTCTTCCCCCATCACATCCAGCACTTCACCAAAGTTTCCGCAATTTTTTTCGTGTTCGGGCCAGATTAATGCCCCGTACCACTCCCGGTTATAAGTTTCAGCAGCATCAACCAGCCACTGTCTTTTTAATTCCCGGCCATCAACCGTATCTCCTTCCGTTGCGATGCAAAGCCAGTCAGTGCGTAAATGCGATTGCGACATATCCCCCCTGATTGCCTGCCATCATGTTGCGGAATGAATTATTACGAAATAAATCCGACGCCGCACGCCGCTTTATTCTTATCAGTTCGGATATAACGCCTTTCCCGAATAAGTACGAACTGACGCCGCCGTTTTATAAAAACGGCGCAGGCATAATAAAGGCTATGGCTAAATACTCAGACGAATTAAAAGGCGTTGTACGCTCGCTTTATCTGCGCCGTTATACGCCGAAAGAAATTGCATCAGAATTAAATCTGCCGAATGCGCGGATCGTTTACTACTGGGCGGAAAAATACAGCTGGGCGGATTTGCTCAGTTTTGAAAGTACAGAGGAGGCGATAGAGCGCCGCTATCAGCTGCTTGCCGGGCGGGATAACAAAACCGACCTGGATTTAAAAGAGATGGACATGCTGATCGCGCACGCCACAAAACTGCGGGCGCAGAGCAACAAGCATAAAGAGAAGCTGGCAACCAGCCAGGGCGTTGCGCGTGCAGCTGCGACCGCAGACGAGAGCGACGACGACCAGCCAAAGCGTAAACGCAAATACAAAAAGAATGACATTTCCGGGCTGTCAGAGGACGACTTTAACGCCTGGGCGGATGAACACCTTTTCGGGTATCAGAAACACCTGCGCGCCAACATTGGCCAGCAGGTGCGCAACATCCTTAAAAGTCGCCAGATTGGTGCCACCTGGTACTTTGCGTTTGAGGCGTTTGAAAACGCCGTGCTGACGGGCGATCCGCAGATTTTCCTTTCCGCGTCCAAAGCGCAGGCGGAGGTTTTCCGCTCCTATATTGTCAACATCGCGGAACAGTATTTCGGCATCACGCTCACCGGCAACCCGATCCGATTAAGCAACGGCGCGGAACTGCGCTTTCTGTCCACCAACAAAAACACGGCACAGTCATACAGCGGTCACCTGTACTGTGACGAATATTTCTGGGTGCCTAACTTCGCGCGGCTTAATGAAGTCGCTTCTGCGATGGCCACCCATGACAAATGGCGCACCACCTACTTTTCCACGCCTTCCGCCAAAACACACCAGGCGTATCCGTTCTGGACGGGTGAGGAATGGAAACAGGGCAGCAAGAAGCGCGCCGCCGTTAAATTCCCCTCATTTGATGAGATGCGTGACGGCGGTCGCCTTTGCCCGGATGGCCAGTGGCGTTACGTCATTACGATGGAAGATGCCATTGCGGGCGGCTTCAACCTGGCCAGCATTGAGAAGCTGCGCAACCGCTATAACCCGACCACGTTCAACATGCTCTACATGTGCGTGTTCGTGGACAGTAAGGACTCCGTTTTCAGCTATGGCGACCTTGAAGCCTGCGCGGTGGAAACCGAAACCTGGCAGGATCATAAACCAGACGCCCCGCGCCCCTTTGGTGACAGGGAAGTCTGGGGCGGCTTTGACCCGGCCCGCAGCGGTGATTTTTCCTGCTTTGTGATTGTCGCTCCGCCGTTGTTTGCCGGTGAGAAATTCCGCGTGCTGCGGGTATTTAACTGGAAAGGCATGAATTTCCGCTGGCAGGCCAAACAAATTGAGCAGCTTTTCAAAAAATACAACTTCGCCTACCTGGGCGTTGATGTGACCGGCATCGGCCAGGGTGTCTTTGACAACATTCAGCACTTTGCGCTGCGCGTCGCCGTGCCAATCCGCTATGACCGCAACACCAAAAATCAGCTGGTACTCAAGGCCGCTGACGTGGTGGAAAGCCAGCGCATCGAGTGGGATAAGGAGCTGAAAGAAATTCCGGCCAGCTTTATGGCCATCCGCCGCACCACCACGCAGGCAGGTGGCTCCATGACATTTGTCGCAGACCGTACCATGGACACCGGACACGCCGAGGCGTTCTGGGCCATCGCGCACGCCCTGCATAACGAACCCCTTAACTATGAAAACCGACCTAAATCGCGTTGGAGGCTCAGACAATCCGCATGAGTAAGAAGAAATTCCGCGCCGCAAAGCGCCAGGACAGCAGCAAACCGGCGCGCAGCATGAGCATTCTGCGCTTCGGCAAACCCGAACCTGTACTGACCACCGGCACCGATTACCGCGATGTGTGGTATGACAACGACGCCGAACACTACACGCTGCCCATTGACAGGCTGGCGCTGGCGCAGCTTATTAACCTGAACGGCCAGCACGGCGGCATCATTCATGCCCGTAAAAACATGGTTCTGGCGGATTATCAGGGCGGCGGGCTGTCGCGCGATGAGATGGAAGCGGGTGCCTTTGATTTTCTGACGTTCGGCGACGTGGCCATTCTGAAGGTGCGCAACGGCTGGGGCGACGTGATCGGCCTGGCACCGCTGCCGGGGCTCTACACCCGCCGCCGTAAAACCGGTGAATTTGTCGTGCTGCAGGATGGCGAGCCGATTGTTTACCCGCAGGAGGATATTATTTTCATCAAGATGTATGACCCGCAGCAGCACATCTATGGCCTGCCGGACTACATCGGCGGCATTCACTCCGCCCTGCTGAACAGTGAGGCGGTGATTTTTCGCCGCCGCTATTACCACAATGGCGCACACACCGGCGGCATTCTCTACACGCGCGATCCCAGCCTGACCGATGAGATGGAAGAAGAAATCGAACGCCAGCTGCGTGACAGCAAAGGCATCGGCAACTTCTCCACCATTCTGGTGAACATTCCGGGCGGCGATAAAGAAGGCGTGCAGTTTATTCAGATGGGGGATATTTCCGCAAAGGATGAGTTTGCCAGCGTGAAAAACATCAGCGCGCAGGACGTGCTGAACGCTCATCGGTTTCCGGCAGGACTCGCCGGTATCATCCCGGAAAATGCCGCCGGTCTGGGTGACGTTGAGAAAGCAGAGAGGACGTATAAAAAGAACGAGGTGGCCCCTATTCAGCGCCGGTTTATGCAGGCGGTAAACGCCGATCCGGAGGTGCCGGAACGCCTTTACCTTAATTTCGATTTAAGCTACCTGGAAGCGGGCCGGGAAGGTGCATCCTGATGCGAAAAAGGTTAAAATCCAGGCATATTTTGGCAGCTGGAGCATGGAATATGCGCGTTTTAAAAATTGAATGCCCGGAGTGCGGCTCTAAGGCTGTTATTCGTAAAACCAACCGGAAGCACCGGCAGATATCAGATATTTACTGCGCCTGTGCCGATGTGGAGTGTGGCCATACTTTCGTAATGAATCTGACGTTTTCACACACCCTCAGCCCAAGCGCGAAAACCGGCGACGCGATGGTGCAAAAAATCTTAAGCGCCCTGTCGCCGGATCAAAAACAAATGGCGCTGGATTTACTGAAAGCCGCGCCTGCTGTGTGAGTCATGCGACCCCCTTTCATGGGGGTTTTCTTTATCTGTATGGTACTGCTTAAGGTTTCTTTCCAGCGAACCGGTCATTTCGCCGAGCCACTGTAACGCCAGTTCTTTTTCGCTATTTGTACAATCACCGTTAGCTACTAACTTCGTAAACAAGATGATGCGCTGTAATTCCACAGTTTCTAACAACAGATCCCGCACAGCCCCTCCCTTCCATAAAACACTGTACATATAAACAGTATATTACCTTAAAAACACCTGTAAACAATGATTTCATAAGGCAACTATTTGTTAGTAAATCGCCATATGAAACATTGCGTTAACCCCAGCCCGGCCAGGATTCATTTTCTGGCTGCGGATGGCGCTCGCGTAGCTCCCCGTTTCGGTAAATCAGCGCTCTGCCAGAACCCAGCGCCAGGCTACTGCCCCTTAACAGGGCATCAATTTCCAGATCGCTGCCATCAAAACCGCGTTTTTGTAGTTCTATCGTTAATCGTCGACGGGTTCCCCCCGTACAGTTATTGACAGAACTCCAAGGGGCGGCTGCGCCGCCAGAAAAACCCGCCTCCGCTGACGCTTCGGCCAACTTCGGCACAATCGCCCACTTCACCAGGCGCGTGGCGACTACCGATCCCTGAACATGAGGGGAACAGATACCCTGAACGCGCTGTACATCCTCGCCGTATTCGTTGCCCTGTTCGGTGATTTCATATGCGAGACGCACAACGAGATCGCGGCGCGCCACCAGTGGCCCGCCCTGTAATTCCGTATATGATGCCCAGTCGCTGGCGATATCCGCCGCAGCTAAAACAGCATCCATACGCGGATCGGTCAGCTGCTGACCACGCAAACGGCGCAGCTCACGCCAGACCGTCACCGGCGCGCCGCCAATCTGCTGAAACTGGCGGATGCGCCAGCGGGATGCCCAGGCACTTACCGCTTTAGCCATATCGCGCAGGCTCTCACCGGTTTCGTCGTCTTTTTCGCCATCAAGGGCAAAGCCATCAATGTTTTTTGAAATGTATTTGGCGATGTAGCCGGTAGCCGACCCCTTTTCCGGATCGATAGGCTCAACATGAAAACGCGCCTTAAGCGCGTGGGGTGTATTCAGTTCTTCTGAATCTGTGATGCGGGCGTGATAGCAAAGAATATCGCGCACCGCATCAACATCCTGCGGGCGCATGAAAAGCAACATGTGCCAGTGTGGCGTGCCGTCATGGTGAGGCTCAACCACACGGAAGCCAAAAACGTGAATACCAGCGCGGGAAAGCGCGGCGCGGGCCTTCGCCCATACGCCGCACAGGTAGCGTTGTGTGTCCTGCGGATTGCAGCCATTCCACTGCGACACAAAGCCGCCCTTGCTGTGTACTGAGTGATAGCGCGACGGTGCCGTGATGGTGTAGAACTCACCCGCCATGCCGGTTTCGTTGGCGATATCTTCAAAGCCGCGCATCCGCACCATCAGTTCACAGCGGCGCACCGCAGGATTGGACACGCTGCCGTAAACCATGTCGGCCATCGATACCCGATCGCCATCTTGATTCATCAGGTCGAACTTCTTAAAAAACTCCGCGTTGCGTCGCTTTTGCTCCGTCCATTCATTGAGCGCACCGCGCGACACATAAGCACTGGCCGCTTTCTGCACCTGCCCCACGGCAATGGCCATATGTTCGCGCTGCACGTCACGGGCGCGCTTAATCTTCGTGTACCACCACGCCGGGGCCATCATACGCAGCAGACCACTTTCGGCCTGGCGAGTGGTCAGCTTGTTGGCCGTGAAGGTAGTCCAGTACGGCGCAGTAAATCCAATAAACAAAGTCAGCTCAGAAAGCCGAATGTACGCATCAGCAGTGCGCTGGCACATTTCTTTTTCGTCTTTTGGCTTGCCTTTGAGGGTATCAGTGAACTCATAAAACGACTGCGCCATCCAGCTGGCCACCTTCGCAGCAAGCTCCTTGACCTCCCGGCGGTCAAGGGAAGGCAGACGCGCCAGCGCCTTACCGAAAGGCAGATCGCTTTCATCTGCGCGCATACGATAGCGTGCTGACACTTTGCGCAGGCGTGGCAATACATTCTGGCCAATGGTCTGGCGCAAAAATGTATTGGCACGGCGACGCCCGTCGCGGCCATTAAACAGGGCTTCATAACGCTGGCCAAAATACCCGGCTAACCAGTCGGGCATTTCGTGAAGATACTGCGCGCGGAATTCATGATCGGCGGGATTAGTCTGCCACAGCTTACGCTCTGTCAGCGTCACGTCACGCGGCACACCACGCGCAAAATGCTCACGCCGCCATTCATTGACGGCGTGATGCTGGCCATTAGGCGTAATGCTCATGCGCTTGCCTCAACGGCGGCGCTAAACGGGCCTTTTAAAATCAGCTCTGCGGCCTTTTTCTGGCTACCAGCTGCGGCTCCAACGCTGCGAGGTGCGCTAACCCTCACCGCTTCAAACCCGGCGTAAAGGTAATGCACCATTTCCAGATCGCTGTTTGACGCGACAATACTCACGCCCTTTTCAGCAAGACGGCGCAACTTTCTGGCCAGCCGCCCCTGATCAAGATGTGAAAAGCCGCTTTCAGTGTATGACGTGAAATTCCCTGATTCCGTCAGGTATGGCGGATCGCAATAGACCACATCCCCGGCGCGAACCAGACTCAGCGTTTCGGAATAATGCGCGGTGATGAACGTCGCGCGCTTTGCCTTTTCAGCAAATGCGCGGACTTCTTTAAGCGGGAAATAATTTTTCTTGTACTTTCCGAACGGAACATTGAACTGGCCACGGCGATTGTAACGGCAAAGCCCGTTAAAGCCGTGGCGGTTCAGGTACATGAAACGGGCAGCGGCTACAACACTTTCAGCTCCACCCCCTTTTCCGGACAAATTAAATGCGTCCCGAACGGCATAATAAAAAATCGCGCGGCTCTCCTGTTCACCTAACTCCCCGGCAGAAAACAGGGATTCAAGCTCCATTAGAAACGCGTCGGTATGGTAGGCCATCGCCTTATAAAGATTGACTAAATCCGGGTTCAAATCAGCGATCAGGTATTCGTCATAATCAGTATTCATCATGACGGCGCACGAACCCGCGAACGGCTCAACCAGGCGTTTGCCTTCCGGCAAATGGTCACGCAGATGCGGCATAAGGCGCACTTTGCTGCCCACCCATTTAAGCGGTGTTTTAATAGGTTTGGTCATGCTACACCGCCTTCGCTCGCAGCTTCTTCACCTATAATTCCCAGAAACTGCAACCCTTCATAAGTTAAACCCCAGCGATTAGCCCCCCAGTGGAATTGAACTAACCCTTTTTTAGCTAAAGCAAGACCTGTTCGGCTGGTTGGATATCGGGGAACATAGACCCCCTTCTCACCCGCTATGCCGCGCATAAAAGTCATTTGCGCCTCGGATACTTTCATACGCCTGGTTTTTACTGCCATGCTGCACCGCCCTTGCTCGTAATTGCGGCAGCTTCTTCGCGGATAAGCTCCACAATTTCAGCAGCGCTTAAGCCTTCGTTAGCGGCATAGGTCGCCAGTTTATCCAGACGGGTGGAACATAAATCGGCGGCGACTGCCTTACCTTCCTGTGTCGCTTTAGCCAACATGGCCATCATGTCAGCGGCTGGCGTCGTGGCGTTTAAATCCTTACGAATCATTTTCATTTGGGTTTCCTCAAGGCAAAGGAATGCCCGGCCACATCATGTGTGGCCTGTGCATTACCGGGTTAATTAATGAAAAACGGGAGGAGTTACAGCAGCTGAATGGTTCGGGGCTGGCACCAGGTGAACCGGATAAGCCGCGCGCCACCACGCCTGGATCATTGCGGTTATTTCGCCGACGCCCAGCGCGCCCGCCGTGTAAAATATGGCCCTTACGCCAGCAAGAGCCTCAATCTGCGCTTCCCGCACTTCTGCCTCACGGTAAGCGCAACACCAGAACGCCGCCTGAATGGCCAGCCAGTGGCGAGGGCTGATCAGATGCTCCGTGTCGTTGAAGAAAAACGGGTCTAGGCCAATGAGGCCGCCTTTATGGGTACTTTTGGCAGTGAAGGCGCGCACATAATTCATCGGCACGCGCCATGCTTCCATTTCCTGCATCAAACACTCTTTTTCTACCGCGATAATCGTCATTGCTCAGTTTCCTGTGTTGTTATGCAGCTGCGCGCGCTGCTCCATTATCTGGAGTATCTGCGGCGCAATAACCATTTCCGGGCCGTTCTTAACCGGCACACACGACTTTTCCTGACGGTTAGCAGTGCGTGGCAAAAAATCATCACGGCGTAGTGAGCCAAAGCCGCCAAAGGTGTTACGCGCCAGCTGTATGCCGGTGCGGATCTGCGTCATTCCACGAACCCCAACGCGCGCATACAGCTCACTCCAGCTGCATTTCGCCAGGGTGGCTTTTAGTTCGCAGGTGCCGGAAATCGCCGCGGCATGGAGAACCACACCGCGCCATTCAGGTTGTAAGGAATCCCAGAAATCCGCCGCGGCGGAATGGCTGGGGTTAATCTGCTTGCGGATACGGGCAAGCCATTCTTTGTTATCAGCCACGTTTCCCCCTTTTGATATTCAGTAAACGCCGCCACAGTGTGAGGCGCGGGCTTTTACCCGTGAATTTGTAACGGGCTGCCGGGTTCCAGCGCTGCCCGTTCGGCAGTTCAATCCAGCCGTGGCTAAAGGCATTCAGCTGCGGGCTGGGTGACTGCTCGGTCAGATACGTAACGAAAGATCGCATGACGTTCCCCTTACATCAGGCCGGTAGCGCTGCCGGTCACGATATCGACGGCAGCGGCCAGAACGGGCGCGGAATGGATACGGTTTTCAACCGTGTAAGCAAGCAGCGAAAGGCTGCGGATAGCATCGCGTGCTTTATCAAGGATGTGGTTACGGCGCGCGGCGCTCATGTGCTCAGTTGATACAGCCTCACCGGCTATCGCCCCCACGCTGGCCGCAGCGGTCAGCGCGCAAAGCTGCATGTTTCCCGGCGTCGCGTTATTGATGGGAACGGATGGCTGACAATTAATCTGACGCAGCAGGCCATCAAGAATCCGGGAATCCTCGGTGTAATCAGTGATCGCTATAAGCTCAGAAAGCGATAATTGGTGAGGCTGTTCCGGGTTAAGTTTGTGGCGCAATGTAGCAGGATGCATACCAACGGCCTTAGCAACCGCAGTGATGTTATGAGCCTGCACAAAATCACGACATGCGGCATCTAAGTAGTTGCGTACAGAAACTTTATAATCGTACATGAATCACTGTTTCCTAACTGTTAGCCTTCAATGCATGTTAACCAAACGTGACAATTACTTGCCTTCTAGCCATGCGTACCAATCAACCCACACATGATCCTTTGGCTTCACTTTTGGTCGAATCCTTATGCGTCCGATTTGGTTCCAGTAACGGCCCGTGCGAACGCTAATGCCTACGCGCTCACAAAAAGTTTTGAGAGGAATCCATCGTGCATCGTTATCTTTGGTACTGCTTACACCCATCACTGGGCGTTTAGCTTTGTCTGTTGCAGCGCTTACATGCATAAGGCAAAATCTCCTATTTGTTGTCACCTTTGTAATCCAGTGGCAACGATTGTTAACTAACTACATTCGACACAATCAGATGTCTACATACGAAACAATGCAAAGACTATTGCTGATATTGTCGTTTGTCAACCATTGCGAACTACAAACATGACAACTTACAACATCAAAACTGGTGCACGTGAAGCAGTAGAGCGCATCTGCGAGGCATACGGATTCACATCACGTCTACAGCTTTCGAATTACTTGGGCATGTCGGCAAGCGCACTTAGCACGCGCATAATGAGAGACAATTTCCCGGCTGATTTAGTCTTACTTTGTGCTTTAGAAACAGGGGCTTCTATTTACTGGCTGACTAATGGTGAAGGCGTCAAATTTGACCCAGTAGCGAGTGATACAAAGCGCGTTTCTGCTTATAAAATCGAAGGTGGGGATATGCTTCGCCAGGCATCGTTCATCTGTGATAAGGCCATGCTTCCTGACTACAAAGGCGAACTACAAATCATTACAGATGTGAAAACAAAGTATTTTGTTGATATTGCAGACTATCAAGTCACGGATGGACGATTCTTAATTGAATACTCTGGCGCAAAAAGCGTTAAGGATGTTTCGCTCTTACCAGGTAACAAGCTCAGAATTGACTGGGGCAAATACCCTATAGACTGTGAAGTCGCAGACGTGAATTTACTGGGTAAGGTTGTAGCGATTTATATGGTAACCGAGTAATGACTGTTAGAAAGCTTGATTCTGGCGAATGGCTATGCGACTTGCGCCCTAATGGCGTTAAAGGGAAGCGGATAAGAAAGAAATTTGTCACTAAAGGTGAAGCACTGGCCTATGAAAAATTCATTAATGCTGAATTAGAGGATAAGCCGTGGCTAGGCGAAAAGCAGGATAATAGACGCTTATCAGATTTGATTAATTTGTGGTATGACCTTTACGGTAGAACGCTGTCTGATTCAAACCGAATGATGTCAAAACTTAAAGCTATTTGTGCGGGGATGGGTGATCCCATCGCTTCTAGCATAACGGCAGCAGATTTTAGTGAATATCGCGAGGGGCGTCTTAAAGGCGAAATACCTGATATTACAGGCCGTTGTATGCCAATCCAACCGCAAACAGTCAACCATGAGCAGCGAAACTTATCTGCCGTATTTGGCACACTAAAAAAATTAGGGCACTGGCAACACCCTAACCCGTTGGCTGGCATTCCGACTTTTAAAGTGGATGAAAAAATGGTTTCGTTTTTATATCCAGCCGAAATCAAGACATTGCTTGAATATCTCAATGAGTCTAATAGTTCAAGCGTATTATTGGTTGCTAAAATATGCTTAGCAACTGGGGCGCGATGGAGCGAGGCCGAAAATCTCGAAGGCGCTCAGGTTACTCCATATAGAATTACATACCGCAATACGAAAAATAAAAAAGTCCGCTCCGTACCCATTTCTGAAAAGCTTTATAATGAAATACCCAAAAAGCGTGGACGCTTATTTACTCCATGCAGAAAAACTTTTGAGCGAGTCGTACAAAAAGCCGGAATCGATTTACCGGAAGGTCAGTGTACACATGTGCTACGACATACCTTTGCCAGCCACTTTATGATGAATGGCGGCAATATATTAGTTTTGAAAGACATTCTCGGCCACTCTGACATCAAAATGACAATGATATACGCTCACTTTGCGCCCACACATCTTGAGGACGCGGTAACCAAAAATCCCTTGTCAGCTTTGGACATGTGATCCACATTTTGTCCACCGAACACTTTAACCGTTGGTTACGCTTGTTAACCATTGTCATATAAATAGCTGATTTAGAAGATAAACCTTTGTTTTTCTTAATCGTCCAGAAGAATGTAGGAATTTCGGACGCGGGTTCAACTCCCGCCAGCTCCACCAAATAAAACAAGGGGTTACGCGCAAGCGTAGCCCCTTTTTCTTTGGCTTTGGCGGCAAAATGGCGGCAGCGTTTTGGTTGCTCTCGCGTGCATCAGTAACGACAAATGGTACGAGCCGCCGGTCAGCTTCGCCGGCCTGGCAAAAAGCCTGCGCGCCGCCGTGCATCATAGCTCGCCGATTTACGTGAAGCGCAATATTCTGGCAAGTACGTTTATTCCGCACCCGCTGTTATCACAGCAGGATTTCAGCCGCTTCGTGCTGGATTTTCTGGTGTTCGGTAATGCCTTTCTGGAAGCGCGAAAAAGCGTGACCGGCAAAGTTATCAGGCTGGATTCCTCACCGGCCAAATACACGCGGCGCGGCGTGGAGGAGGATGTTTACTGGTGGGTGCCGGGCTTTTCGCAGCCGCAGCAGTTTGAACCGGGCTCGGTGTTTCACCTGCTGGAGCCGGATATCAACCAGGAGCTTTACGGGATGCCGGAATATCTCAGCGCGCTTAACTCGGCCTGGCTTAACGAATCCGCGACGCTGTTTCGCCGCCAATATAACCAGAACGGGGCGCACGCGGGGTATATCATGTACGTGACCGACGCGGCGCAGAGCAGCACCGACATTGAGGCGATGCGCGATGCGATGCGCAGCTCGAAAGGGCTCGGCAATTTTAAGAACCTGTTTTTCTACGCACCGAACGGAAAGCCCGACGGGATTAAAATCGTGCCGTTGAGCGAGGTCGCTACTAAAGACGACTTTTTTAATATTAAAAAGGTGAGCGCATCCGACATGCTCGATGCCCACCGCATCCCATTTCAGCTCATGGGCGGTAAGACGGAAAACGTCGGCAGCCAGGGCGATATCGAGAAGGTGGCAAAGGTCTTTGTGCGCAACGAGCTGATTCCGTTGCAGGACCGGATCAGGGAAGTGAATAACTGGGCGGGAATGGAAGTGATCCGCTTTAAAGCGTACTCGCTGGACGACAGAAGCGATTAAAGCAGGCCGCCGGGAGGCGGCTTTTTCACATCCCGCCGCATACGCGCTCAGACGCACCACACGCCTCACATCAGCATGCACGCCTCATCCACCCACCCCGACAGCGCAGCGTCTCACAGCGAGGCGCTGGCGCGCGTTATTTTAAACCGTGCACACCCCGCCGCGCGCAATGCTATCCCCGCCTCGCCTGCCCGCTTTATGAGGCGGTTTTAATGCAGGTGAATAAACACACCGGAGGCGCGGCAGCGCTGGCGCGGATAGTCGCAGAAATAATTCAGAGGTGCATGCGAATACATGCAGGTAATACAGGCACACTCTGCACGGAGGGAAAACTAAGCAGCCTTACCCAAATTAACACTAGGGATTATCAATGAGTCAGAAAAAATCATGACTTCCTCACCCACTCTCTTGCTTTGTGCTGTATAACTCAACGAATATTCTGCTTGCCTGAAAGGCTCATAAATTTTCTTTATTTCTTCAGCATTATCATATGATACAAGCCAATTTTTTATACCGGACTGACACAAGGCGTTTTTCACATTAACATGATCTTCATGTTCGTAATAGTTCCTATATAAATCCTGCCCTTTAACATAATAAGGAGGATCTAAATAGACTAGTAGATTATCGCTACCAGACGTAACATCCTTGATATTGGATAACAATATCGCTGCATCTAAATTGGTGGCTTTTATTCTATTTCTATAATTAGAAATTGCTCTTATTCTAGATATTAAATCAACCTTATTGAATCGAACATCCATTTTCCAATCACCTAACTGCTCCTTTCCGCCAATCACACCAGCCTTGAGAATACCGGAACGATTAGTTCTATTTAAAAAGAACGCAGCGAATCCTAATTCCAATGGCGATTTTATATCAGAGGAATTAATGATATCCTTCTGCTGGTACCATGTATCCATTGTAACAGAGCAAGTTTCTATCATTGAACAAAGAGCATCTGTATCATTAATAACCGAATGCCAAAAACTATATACAGCTGGATCTGCATCATTAATGATAACGTTTCGCACGTATTCATTCATGAGTAAATCAATAGCTATTGCAGCACCGCCAGCATATGGTTCGACATAATAACCATCTGTAATTGAATTTTCATCAAGCAAGGATTTTACATAGTAAGATAGCTTCCCCTTACCTCCTGGATATCTGAGTGGTGTATAAAACCTCATAGTTTACAACCTTTTAAAAAAACAATGATCATGAAAGCATTTTAGCACAATCCCTGTGCTTTTTCCATTTAATAACAACAAGTTACTAAGAAACAACTTTCCATATTGATTCAATGAGTGGCTGAAAGTTATCCCATTCAGTATTCACAAACTCTTTTGAAGGTATCAAATTAGCATTATGAACATACTGCTGTAACGAAGAACCTGCATTTGTCATTTGCTTAGAATAACTTAAGATAGCTGTTTTCTGTGCGCCACTAATTATTTTCTTTTCGAATAAGTCATTTGAAACCAATATAACCTTATCATGTAGCCCCGGTGTTCTTTTAGGGTTTTTACTATCAACAAAGACCAATTTATTGGTATCAAAGTAAGTATTAAGAGATAGCTCAATAAAAACTCTCAACATTACCGCAAGTGAGTTCTGGTGCTCACTATGAGTCATTTTTTTTAACTCAGTAAAAATTCGATGACACCTTTTATGCTCAGTGCCAAACTTCAGTGAAACACCCATTGGGATCATATGATTACGATTAATGCCTGCAGGGTTGAATTTTTTATAATCCTTTTCTTTACCTGAATCATTTGAACCATTAGAACCATTTGAACCATTGGTATGGTTATCACTACCTTTACGGTCAGATTCGTTATCTCCGGCCCCCTTGCCATCTTTTGAACCTTCGGACCCATTATTATTTTTTGGTTCATCAGACTTATCAACGTCAGATAATTTAGGCGGCTCCAATAGGCGCCATTCTTTTTCAAGTTGAGGTGAATAAGATGTAAGCTGCAGCTCAGATATCAGATTTGCACGATCCTCTTTAAATCGAATCCTATTAACTGTAAATTCTGTTTTACCACTATCATCAGTTAAAATCATTACATTTAAAACTTTCTTTAATTCACTGATAAAGCGAGCTAAAGGTTGTGAACAAAAAAGAACGCCATCAACTCCATTAATATTCAAACTTTTTCTAAAACTTGGATCTCCTATTAGTCGGTCAAGGTTGGTTATTTTAATCCTATTCTTTTCTTTAATTATGTTTTCGAAATGCTCTGGAAACAAATCAATAAAAGAGTAAAGTTGATTTGCAAAAGACTCTTTGCCATTTCTTGCCATAAATCTTAGCTGTTCCGGAGTTGTCCAGCCAACCCTTCCTGCACCCTCATTCTGGCCGGTATGCTTTAAATTTATCCAGTGGTTGTATTCCTCATTATCAAAAACGACACAATCAACATCCATCACTTTGATTTTTCTTGATTTTTTTAGCTTCTCAAATAGTAATTCAAAGGTTTTATTTTGAGCCAAAGAAGGATTTTCTATTAATTTCAATGCAGTAACCCTGCGATTACCTTCTTTAACAACAAAGCCTTTTTCAAGATCGTCATTTTTAATGACAATCATACGCTCAGAGGGATCCACTCCTTTCTCAGCAATATCTCTCGCTAGCTTAATTAACTTTTGACCTTGATTCTCGACCATAACCTTAATAGCTTCACGCTGTCCATCTGCGTTCTCACTAAATCGAGAGTTTTGCACATCCAACATTAAATCACTTATTTTGATATTCTTGTACTGATACATTTCAGCATCCTCAATGCGATGAAAAGCTAAAGTAAAAAACTATATTACCATCAAACATGAAAATAGCGCCATTGAACTAGTCTATCCAAAAACTTAGCAGTAACAACTACCAATGTTGATTTTGTAACACAAGGCAACTAGCTATTCATTTCAGGAGGATTACTAAAAACTCAATCATGAGTACCTTAGGTACCGCTTAAGAATATTGTTTTAATTCCAATATCGACGCGGTCTTTCGGGCACAGTAAAGCCCCCTCCCACTAGAAGTCTATCGTTCAAAAGCCAAGCCCCTGTAAACAACCCGTTATTTGGACTTTGCTCACCATCACTAACACTTCGCGCAGCTTGGTACTCAACTGTGGCGGCGCTGAAAGCTATTTTCAGCGCCGCCACAGTTAACTTAATTTAACCGGCTATGGTCTGTTAGTTCATAACATCCATATTCCGCCCATACTCGTGGTTACGGATTTTTGCCATCAGCTCATCGGTAAGCTCAGAAACCCACTGAATAGCGAGCCGCTTTTCTTCATCGTTGCAGTCGCTGGCAGCTACCAGTTTCATAAAAAAATCAATACGCTGAAGTTTTACCGACTCCCAGAAATACGCTTGCATTTTCCCTCCTGACATCAACTACTGAACAAAATACTGTATATAAATACAGTATATAACACTCAGGAAGTTGTAAACCTTTTTCCGGTTTCAAGAGGATGATTTTGATGTAATTTTTAAGCGCAACTATCGCGAATCATGAGTTATCCCATACATTAGCCAACTGACCTGATAGCGTTAAACTTCGCTAAAACCCGCTCCGCCCTCGCCTTATATTGGGCCTCACTAAGCGCAGTCTTTAGCATCCGCGCTGCAAAGATTTCGCCAGAACCCGATCCCCTGCACCATTTCCCGTTAATGCACATCTTCGCCCCGCTCATAAGCGACAGGGCTTGCCCTCGGCTAAGGGTTTCACCGGTTAAAAGCTGGATCTCGTCTATTGTCCTGGCGATGCCTGTCCCGTTCTTAGCGTTGGCATGATTAAACGTTCGCCGTTTCACCGCTTCTCTTTGCCTCAACCGGTCAGTCAGTTGTCGGCGTTCGCGGCGGGTTAATGGCCTGGTGAGATCAACCGGCGGCCTTCCTGCAGGATCTGGCCCAGCCTCCGGCGTACAGTTAATGACAGAACTCCGAGAGGGCGCAGAAGCGCCCTTAACTTCAAAACCTTCGGCCTGCGGCCGTTTAGCAATAATCTTCCACTGCGTGAGCCGCGTAATAATGGGCGTGCAGTCGCCGACTTCTTTGTCGTAAACCCCACGAATACGCACACACTCTTCGCCGTATTCATTAACCGCGTCCGTGCTTTCGTACCAAGTGTGCACCTGAAGCTCATCACGGCGCACAAACGGGCCGCCCTGGGCATTAACATAGCCTGCCCAGTCGCCCGCATCAGCGGCATCGTGCACAAGCGCAAACTCCACGCTAAGCCCTTTCGCCGTTTCAGCGTCCGCCATCCGGCGCAGCTCGCGATAAACCGTCACCGGCGCGCCGCCCACAAACTGAAACTGACGGATTCGCCAGCGGGCCGCCCAGGCCGATACCGCCGGCGCGGTTTCCCTGAGCATTTCGCCGCTCTCGTCGTCGCGCTCCTCATCAAGCGCGTAACCGTCGATGTTTTTGCTGATGTATTTCGCCACGTAGCCGGTCGCGCTGCCCTTGTCCGGGTCGATAGCTTCAGCGTGAAAACGGGCCTTGCGGGCCTTCTCGCTTTTAAGCTCGTGATGGTCTTCTTCACGGGCATAGCGGGTAATCACGGCGCGCACGCGGTCGACATCTTCCGGCAGCATAAACATCAGCATGTGCCAGTGTGGCGTGGCGTCGTGGTGCGGCTCGGCAACGCGAATACCAAATATGCGAATATCGTCACGGTGCAGCTTCGCGCGAATGCGCGCCCACAGCCCGGTTAAATAGCGCTGTGTGTCCGCCGGGCTGGCGCCGTTCCATCTGCTGTTACGGTAGCCGGCCTTTGTGGTGGCGTGGAATTTAGACGGAGCGGTCAGCGTGTAAAACTCGCCAACATAGCCGAGTTCGTTACAGATATTTTCGAAGCCGCGGATGCGGGTCATGAGCTCGCAACGGCGGATCGCCGGGTTGGCGACACTACCGTCGTATTTATCTAGCGGGCTGATACGCTCACCCGTTACTCCATCGTAAACAGGCCTGTTTAACGACAAGAACCATGCAAACCGCAT